TGCAACACGGGACGATCCAGCAAACGTAAGCGTTATTTCGTCTTGCAAACTGGGTTGGTTGTTGCCGATAAGACTTGGGGTTACATACACCCTGGCGGTGTTTTCTTGGTAGCCCGTTTCCTCGTCCGAACGGATAAATTCGATCGGAACTTTGATGTCGGAATAGCTGGTGTCGGTTGTGGTTACGGCGCCAGTGTCTACGTCGTAAGTCGGGGCAGTCTTGCGGACGTAGGTGATACTTGTATCAAGAGCAATACCAAGGTCTGATACCACTGATTTGGCGATTTGCCGGAAGGCTGTGTCGAGTGCGCCGGCCATAATTAACCCCTCACAACACGTACTTGATAGCTGCCGCTACCTCCAAGGCAATAAGCGCCAAGATAAGACTGCAGCCAAGGATAAACGTCGAAAACGTTGTTGACCGTTCCAGTGGCTTGGCTTGACTTGTTGTACTTGACTTTGATGTCACCGAGTTCAACCGCTTCGTACAAGCCAGTATCGCCGGTGGAGTCAGTGATAGCACCAGTGTCGTTAGCTAATGCACGCGCCAGTTCGTAGGTGGCGTATTTGATCTCCGCTGGAATCAGGCTGCAGACCAGCTCGACTTGATCGACGTGGTAATTGTTGCGGGGCCACTTCAGTGCTTGGTCGTTGTCGCAGCGGTCACCGTAAAAATTCAGGCTGTCGATCCAGCGGGTAGCGGAGATCAGGGCGCGGTTTTTGGCGTCGTCGGTCTTGTCGTCCCAAGTGGCAGAGTCGGGGACGGTCTCGAAATATGAGTTTGCGTCGGCCAGCGTTACGTAGCTGTTGGCCGTTGAACTCTTCAGCGTGGCGTTGATAGTTGCGGCCACAGCATTACCACATACTTTTTGTCAGTCTAGCGGCAATAAAAAACCCCACCCGAAGGTGGGGTCGTTTCTCCTCGCTCTCTCCAACCGTAGGTCAGGGAATAGCGGTGGTATCCAGAGGGGTGTTCACGATCACTTCGACCATCGGGATCAGGTCGATGTCGTAAGTGGCAGACCACTTGCTAGAAGTAGCAAGGTTGGCGTTGGTGGGGTTGTCGCCAGAGTCAGTCCACTTGGTGCCCATCACGTGGTAGGCGCCGTGGTAATCGACCGAGAGCACGTCCTGCTTGGACAGGATGTTGCGGTCTGCCTCAATCCGCAGGTCCTGCTGCACACCCTCAAGGATGGTGCCGGACTTGATCAGATAGCAGCGGAACTCGCTGACGTGGGTGCTGGTGCCAGGACGGACAGTGTTGACTGCGGGGTCCATGATCACGCGCATACCGGCGAATTCGCCGATGCTGCGAGCGCCTACGCCGACGCCGCCACCACCCCAGGTCACAGCGCCAGAAGCGGCGAGTGCAGAGGTGGAGAAGGTCAGCAGGCCGACCTGATACAGGTAGAAGCCGACAGAGGGGTGGACGACCAGGGTGTCCAGCTCGTCGCCGCGCTCACCCAAGACCGAACGAGCTTCGGCAACGGTGGCGGCGGTCAGGTAGTTGGCTTCGGCTTGGCCGCTGGTAGCAGCAACAGCTTTGTCCAGAGAGTGACCGGACAGAGCGGTGCCGAACAGACCAGCAAGTTGGGAGAACAGGCGGGCGCTGTTCAGCTTGTTGATCGCATCAGCCAGCTGATTGCGGATGTGAAGCATGGGGTCTTCACCAGCCGCGAGCATCGCAACGTCATCCACGGCGTAGGCGAAGCCACGGTGGACGATGGAAGCGATCTGGGTTCCGGTCCCGATCTTTTGAGGGGTCAGGTAGCCGGAAGTGCTGGTGCCCCAGGTGGCGGTGCCGTCGAGGATTTCCTCGGTGGGTGACACAGGGTTGAACTCGGGCACTTGGATGCGAGTACCGCCTTCGCGGGCATCCAGCAGGGCGTTGCGAACAACAGCGCCGCTCTTCAGGAAGAGGCTGCGCTCCTTGATCGCCTCAGACACGTAAGTGCTGAGATTATTGCGTTTGACGATGTCCGCCAGAAGGACACCGCCGGAATAATTCTGAAATGGGGCTGCCATTTCGAACTCCAGGGGTAGGTGTGCGGGGATTCAAGTCACAGACTTGAGTGGTGTCCCACGGGGACTTAGCGACCCGCTTCTCTCTTCAGCACGGCTGCGAGATCGGGGTCGCTGGCTTCCAAGGCCATTTGCCTCGTTAGGTTAATACTACCTTCCTTCCAAGGGTTAGCCATTCCAGGTGCAATCGCACTGTTGGGAGTGGGTTTGGCGCCCATTCCAGCCGCACTGCTTGGCTTGAAGTGGTGCTCATAACCTGAGCCCGGATTTTTCAAGTTAGAAAGGTAGGTGTTGATGTCTTGCTCAACACCACCGTTCAAAACAACAACGTTGCCGCTGTCATTTTTGCGGAGGTTGTTTTGCAAGAGTTGCAACATTTGGTCGGCGTTGATAGCGCCAGCCTGGCTGATGGCAGACAGGGCGCTGGTTTTCATTGCCGCTGTTTCGTTGGAGCTGCGTAGCTCCTCTAGCTGTCGCTGGAGGTCGGCAATTTGCAGCTCCCGCTCTTGGGCGGTTTTGTTGGCCTCTTCCCAGAGGTCTTTCCATTGGCCTTGGTCTTCCAGCGTTTTCTTGCGCTGGTCGTCCTGTTTTTTGTAGACCTCGTCCAGCTTGGTTTTGATGCCTTGGAATTTTTCCTCGGCTTCGCTGGCTTGGCTCTTTAACGCAGCAATCTGACCCTCATACTCAGCGCGAAGCTGAGCTGATTGGTCAGGTTGGGGAGCGGTGTCGGCCCCAGCCACGGGCTGGTCAGGAGTCACCACTGGTGTCTCCTGGATGACTTGCTCTTCCATAATCAAGATTCGACTTCAGGGGTTTCGGTGGTCTCGGGGGCCTCGGCTGGTTCTTCAGCCTTGGCTTTGCGTGTTTTACGGACAGGTTTAGCCGCTTCGGGTTGTGCTTCCCGCAGTTCTACAAGTTGCCACTTGTAAGAACCGTCGGGCTGCAAAACCCTGTCGAGTGATGCACTCATGACAAGAGATGTAGCTACTCTCCTACTTTACTGGACTAAATAGATTCAGCTTCGGTTGCGTTAGGTAGAACTTCGCCTTGCACCAGAATTTGGCGGAATTCGTCGCGATCCAGCACACCTTGGCCGAACAATGCGTTCAAGGCAGTGATGTCTTGGCCGATTAGGCGGTCCATGTCGAAGTCGCGGCTGATCTTGACTTCGGGTGGCTCCAGCTGCAGGTAGTCGGCGGCCAGGTTGAAGCTCTTTTGCAGGCTTTGTTCGAGGTCCATTGAGACCATCGACATCATGGAGTTGGTGTCCACGCGGTCGAGGCGGCGGGCATCCGCAGATTCGGCAACAAATTTCTGCTGGCTCAGGGTGCTAATACCCAGAGTCGCCATTTGCTGCTGGAGTTCCTTGATTTCGCTGCTCTGGGCTTCAAATGCGCTAGATGCAGGCTCCACGTAATAGACCTTGTTGCCTGGTTGGGTGGCCATTGCGTAGTTCACGCTGATGGCCATGTCCTTGGTTTGGTCGTCCCAGCCCTCAAGGACGAGCATCGGTTGGGAGGCGATGTGGAGACTGTGGATTAGGTCGGCTTGGCGCTGGAAGTGGGCCAAGTTCAAGTACGCAATGTCCAGCAGCGGGGGCTTGCTGGTCATCGTGTCCGTCTTGTTTGAGTACAGCGTGACCAGCGGGATTTGGCCCAGGCTGTAGTCGCCCTCTTCCACAAGCTCGAAGTCGGAGCTGCTGCTCGTGGTGTCGAAGGAGTTGGGGTAAGGGAAGCCGCCGACGGTCTCTTTCTTGGTTTCTGTTTGGCGGAAAATGCGGTAACGGCCCGGCTCGATGACGCGGACTTGCTCGAACAGCTTTTCGCCGAAGTCGCCGTCGGGGAGGACAGCTTTTTCCGCGATGCGGACTTGGATCAGGTTGCCGTAGTTGACTTCGCGGTCTAGGCGCCAGCCGTAGATGTTGGTTGGGTCGATCTCGATCCAGTACGGGCGGCGGTTGAGGGCGCGTTCTTCGGCGAGGCTGCGGGCGTCGGTAGGAGCAGGAAAATCCACCAACGTGTGGCTGTGGCCGTAGGTCAATGCACAGACCAGAGCGCGGCGGGCGTACTCGTCTAGGTCCGAGCCGCAGCCGTCAACGTCCTTCGAGAAAATATCCGTCCAATACGGGTCGCCAGTCAACGTGATTGGCTTGCGCAGAATCAAGCCTGCAGCGGCGCGGATTAGACGTTGTGTGTACGGCGAGAAAACAGCGCGGTTGACTCGTGCCAAGTAGGCGCTGTAGTCCTCGCGGGGTTCCAGCGGGAGGAAGGCTTCGCTTTTTTCGCGTAAATACTCCGTGCCGTTGGTCACGGCTTTCATGATTTCCCAGCCCTTCATCTGATCCATCACCGCTTGGGTGCGGGTGAAGGGGTTGTCAGATCCGCCCATGTAGGTGGAGCTGACGAGGTGGGTGCGGATGCGGCCAGGGACGGAGTAAGTCATTTAGTCACCACTTGGTGCGATCCGCCCAGTAAGCGGCTGACATCTTGCCTTTCGCGATGTTCTTCGCGTGACGTGCCTTGAACGAAGCGCGACGATCCTTTGCTGCTTCACTCTCCCCCTTGCGTGCCGGTGAGCCACTGACTCCCTGTTGCCCGAAGCGGATTAACCGCACTTTGTCCCCTTCCTTGGCCAAGACGGCATGGGATTTGGTCGGGTGGTTCGGGGTGCGCTTGGGTTTGTTGTACCCAGCAAATTTTTCGCCGCGTCGCTCAATCATCGTCATCCTCCACTTCAATCATCACCTCAATACCAGCAGCTAGGCGCGTCATTAACGCTCCAAAGTCAACGGGGTCGGTTGGTGTGAGGAAAGTGAAGGTGGCTGAAGTCATGCGGGTCTCAGCGTCCACCTCAAGGTGAATACATCCACCAGGGCAGATACGAGTTCCCATGACTTCAGCCTCCAATCAACCTCACTCAAGGTTGCTGGTGATCGTGCCGCTTGTCACGAAGTTGCAGGTGGCAACCACCAGATCGCCTACGGTCGAGGCGATGTCCATGCTGGTGATGATTCCAGCGAAGCTCACCGAGTCGGTGCCGGTGGTGCTGCCGGTCGTGAACAGCTCGAAGGTGGCGTCGGCGGTGTCGCCGGTTGTCATGATGTCCTCGATAAAACCGGATTGGCCGGTGGCATCGGGGTCGTAAACCAGCTCGACAGTGCCGGAGCCGGAGACCAGGCTGCCAACAAAGGAACGGAAGGTGTCGCCGTGGTCGGTGACATCCAGAGTGTCTTTGGTAATGTTCAGCGTCCAGCTCCGGGTGCCAACGATGGTTGCGTTGGTAGCGCCGGCGGCGTCGAACTGAACAGAACCTTCTTCGCCGCGAAGAATGGCCATGACTAGACAGGGGAAGGGTCTATATCCCGGAGTCTAACTCTTTAACTGTCGTAAATCACGGCAACATTTTGCCTAGCCGTGGTAACCAGCGACGATGTGTGGTGTTAAAGCAACGGTGCCAGACGAGATAGCTGCGATGCGCATTCGGATCTTCGTGGCGGCCCTGCCGTCATAGAAATAGACGTATTGGCCAGCCGCGTTGATGGTTTTGCTGGTGTCAACCGTGAACCAGGAGCCGTTGCCGTTGAAATTGGCCTCTAAAGCGAGGGTAAAGTTGGCGGAGCTGGTGACGTTTGCAGCGAAACTGTATTGACTGCAGTGAGCGTGGATCTCAAACCAGTCGTCCACGGCACTCATTGCGTTGCCGGTGTGCTCGACCGTGTTGGTAAAGCGGTCGATTTGGGTTGTACCGACGTTGGCCATGACTATTTCCTCCGTTTTTTGGCGGTTTTGGCGGCTTCCTTGAAGGCTTTGGCAGTTGGAGCGCCCTTGGAGCCGGGTTTACGCATCTTTTCGCCCGAGCCAGCGGCGATGCGCTTGCGTTTGGCGGCGATGTTTGCGTAGAGACCCTTCTTTTTGGCGGCCATAACTACTTTTTCCTCTTGGAGGCGGCTTTTTTCGCCTTGCGAGCTGTTTCATACGCAATAGCGGCGGCTTGCTTCTGGGAATAACCCTCCTTCACCAACATCCGAATGTTTTCGGAAATGATTTTCTCGGAATAGCCGCGCTTTAGAGGCATGTAGCTCCAGCGATAACTGCAGTTTAGTAAAGGCGGTAGGAAGTTTGACCCAAAGTGCCGATTTTTGCGAGGTTAAATTGTTGCAGGCAGAGGTAGCCGAAGGCGTCGAAGGCGTGGTCAACGCCAAGGTTTTTGTTGGGGAGGCCGGTGCCGGGGGCGTAGGTCAAAGTACGTAGGGATTTGATTAATTCCTTGCAGCGCGGGTGGATATACGTGCGCCTTGCCCCAGTTGCATCGAGGAGGGCGGTGTTGACGCAGGTGATTTTGTCGCGGATTTTCCAGGGGGCGCGGGGGCTGGAGACGTTAAAACCGCTGCGGCGCAAGATGTTGTGGTCCGTGAGGCCTACGCCGCTGGTTTTGCGGGCGCCGCCGGTGGGGTCCGGGCAGGCGATGACGCGGCGCTCCACGCCGAAGCGGCGGGTGACTTCCTCCGCAAAATCCCAGGTGGTGGCGCCACCCGTCAACATGATTTCGTCGAAGACGTAGAGGGTGTCGTCCTTGCGGACCGCGCAGATGCCTGACATTGGATCGACGTTGAAGTCAACTCCAAGCAGGACCGGCAAAACGCTGATGTCTTCGGCTTCGGTGCTGATGTTTTCATCGCCGAAACTGACCGCTACCAGGCCGGTCAGGTTCTCGAAGCTGGCCTCGAATTCTTGGCGGAAGGTGCGGGCGTCGAGTTGGCCACGGGCGGCTTCG